CTTTGCTTGATTAACTACCCATGATGCTTGATTATATTTGCTTTTACCTAAGTTTTCTTTAAATGCTTGATTCTTAGGTTTTACTTCAATTAGTTCTACACGTTGCTTACCTTTTTGATCGTTATACACAATAAAAAAATCTGGCACATAAATTGTTTGTTTACCCGATAATGGATTTCTGTAAGGTATGCGTACTGCTTCGCTTGCCCATGATGATATAGCTTTATGTTCATCACAAAATTTCATAAAAGTAAACTCCCAACCAGACCTATATGTAGGAGTTTTTGTTCCTACATATTTGCTTGGGTTTTTGAGATTATATTTACCTTGGGCAAAGTGTCCCATATCAATTTATAATATTACGTTGATCAAATAATTCAGCAGTTTGAGGTGGCTTATACCCTAACTTACTAGTCTTAGGACGATTCATATTTAATATTTGTGTTATGACATTATTTAACTGTACGTCACTAATGCCGGATATTGTATCCAATAATTGAAATACTGGTACTTCGTCTAAATCTGCTTGCTGTAATAATACGCTAGCAGTATTAATTGCAGAAACTTTTTCAAATCCTCTTTTTAAAAAGAATCCAATTACAGCATCTACTTCGCTAGCATTAAAATTTATATCAGTTTTGTAATAGTTATTAAAATATTTTTTTTGATCTTCTGAATTATCTTTGTCAAATGTAGATCCAATATTTTTTCCTGATTGTGCATCACTCATGTTAATATACTTCCTTTACTTAATTCTATAGCATCAGTAGCAATTTCAGCTAATTTTCTATCGCCTGAAGTAGCTCGATTAATTAAAATATTTTCAATTGCTGATTGCGATGCTGTATTTGAAGAATTATATGACGATAAAGTTTCTCCAGGTAGTGCATTAATATTTAACGCTCTAGCAATATAACTTGACTTTGCTGACGGTCTATTATTAAATTCTCTTAATATGTTATCACTGTCTAGTATTCTTCTATTACCAGAATCTAAAGTTGACGGACTTTCTTGACGTCTACCATCTACATTTGGTACAACTGCTCCTTGTAGTCCTCCAGTTGCGCCGCCGGCAAATAAGTCTAATAGACCTAATCCTATACTGCCAGTGCCATTACTTGAATTAGAAAATAACGAATCTCGGCGTGACCGTTGATTTCTTACTCTAGGTAGTACATTGTTTCTTCGCTGTCTATTAGGATCAATAAGTGTAGGTACTCTAGATAGTACATCTACTGTTTTAGACATACTATTACTCCAATATCCTAATGGACTCATTACGTTATCGTAACGTGTTTCAGGATCTGTAAATGCTAAAGGCTCACCTTGTTCGTTTACAGTACCATTTGAGTATATTACGCTTTCATACGATACTGTAATACTATTGGCATTCCACGAACTTGCATCGCTAGATTCTACACTTCCATGGTCAAATGCAGTAATTAATGGATTTATTAATGTATATGCAAACCACTGTCTTTTAGCTAGCTGGTAAATTCTTATGTATCTAAAAAATGGATTAACTTTTCCGTTATTTAATCCATAATTAGGAACAGTTTCGTCATACTTGTCTCTAGCTTTAAATGCATTAGATGCAGAAAAGAATCCTGAAGAACTTTGCTGGTCTCTATGATTACCGTCAACATAATAATATTTGTAATAGTCTTCTAAAAGACCTCTAGTAAGACCTAAATTATCATCATGAAATCTTATATTAACATCTTGATAGTCTAATCTTGTTTGTATATTCTTTTTTCTGTTATACTGTTGTTTGTTTTCAACACTAACTCTATACTGTGGTAAGTCTGCTTGATTAACTAGCACTCCAATTTCCTTTTGGAATCTAGCAGTATTACTACGATATTGATGCCCAACTTCGTCAGACATATCGAAAACGACATGGTATAAGTATTTGGTTTTAGGTGCTAGCGCAAAGCCGTGTTCGGTATACAACTGGTGTGCATGCCTGGCGTCACGTAAATGTACATCTAAACCCGAGGTGTCTCTTAAATAGGAATCTTGAAAGCTCATACTAATATTTATCCAATACAGTAAAGTACGTATATAAAAAAGCGAAAGTAATAGTTAAATTACTTCCGCCTTAAATACCAATCAGTTAAGTTCTATATTATGTTACTTGAGTGCCGCCTGATGCTGCGTTCAATGCTCTAGTAGTTGTTTCACCAATACCATTAACATCTTCATCTGCACCAAACTGTATAGCATTATCGTAACGAATACTTAATGTAGTAGTTACTGCTTCGTTAGTTGCATATGCTAATGTATTATAGTTTGCTGATTCAATATAACATCCAATTAAATGGAACCTATCAACTACATTTGCACCGTTTGCTCCGTTGCCGCCGTCTAGTATTTCAATTCTAGTTTGGAACTTGTATGTACCACTAGATACTGCACTAGACTGTTCAAAGAAATCAAACTGGCGTTGTAATTGCTGACCAATAATCTTTTGTACGTTGTTGTTAGCATCTTCACGTAATGTGAGTGTTACTGGTTCCCAAGTATGCTTACCAGCTAGGTAAGTTCTTGAGTTATAAGCATCAAGTGTCATTTGCTCAAAACTAACGTTTGGGCGACTAACATCCTGTACTTGTCTTGAAATTTCTCTAACACCATCTGGACCACCAGTAGTACCAAAGTTATCTAAAAATACCCGGAAGCGATATTGTAACTTAGGCATTAGTAATGACGAGTTAGAATTCGCACCCTCAGTGGGTATTGAAATATTCTGTAATGTTGTGATTGGCATCTTGTCTATTCTCCTAATACATTATTATTTATACGTTTATGAGGGGTAAATTCATACCCCTCATTAACTGTGTATATTATCCTAATGCTGCAATTTCACCTGTGTTTTTCAGTCTTAGCGGTATGTAAATAAATTCAATTGCTTTAACTGGTTCAATAGCTACATCTAAATATAGCTCGTTTCTATCAATCCTTGCTGGTGTGTTATTAGATTCATCACACACTGTAACAAAGTCATAAAGTGCTCTCAAACTTACTAGCTCTAACATGAGCTGATCTGCAGCTGCTTTAATTTGATCCCGTGTAATTTTATCATTTGGTTCAAACAAGTATGGTTTAGCCAAAAGCTCTAACTGGCCACGTAAGTAAACAACCAAACGTGCTACGTTAACTCTATCTAATGCACTTGCATTTCTTGCACGAGTCTTTTGTCCAAATACTACTAATCCTGCTCCGCTTAAGAACGTAATTGGATTAATTTTATTTGTGTACAATGTATCGCGCTGTCCAGTGTTTAATGCAACTGATTTAAATTCGCCTTCGCTAGTAATGTAACCACTTGAAGTAGCATTTGATACTCCGCCTCGTCTAGTTCCTGCTGGAGCAAACCAGGGGAACGCCACTTGGTCGTTTAGTACCATTGTACGTAATGCCATATGACTTGGAGGAACAACAACATTGTTACCAGCATTATCACTTGAGAAGCCCCATGGATAATACATACCCATATACTCATCAAAGCTAACTGCTCCGTTATCATTATCTTCCAATGCAACTTTAACGTTTGCACCCCAGTTATTAAGTGAAGTAGCATCCGGTGTTAATCTTGCTGGTGTGTCACCTACAACAAATGCTGTTAAGCGTCTGTCAGTGTTAAGTGTAATCATTTCACCAATTAGCTCAGGATAACCTGGTGTTGCCATTAAGTTAAACTGACGTGATTCTTCATCACGGATATCTTGGTTACTATTAACTAGTGATTGCAATGCTTGTACGACTGACTTACGCTGTGCATGACGTCCAAATGTTCCTGAACCGTCTTCTGCGTTGCCTGAATCAGTAACCCAACGATGTGGATAGTAGTTTGTCATTGACGCATCTGACATTCTAACATTAAGTGCAGTTAACGTAATACTATTACGTGTATACTTCTTAACATTAAATCCGCTTCTGCGTAAGTTCCAAAGCAACATACCTTGTGGATATAGTGCTGGATCAGGAGCATCTGGATCTAAGAAGTTATTTGTTAATAGATCTACAATAGTTCCTGTTGGTGCTTCTGTACTTGTACCGCCGGATGTACCCCATCTTGCGTCTCCAAATAACACGCCATTTTCTGTAGTTTGGTCTGCTTTGTCAAGCAACACCCAACTAGATAGTGTATTATTCCATCTGTAAATGCCTGGATAATTTTCAACACTAGCTGTACTAATCCAAAGGTCACCTTCAACAAGTGCAGTTAAATCTGACTGTGTAGTTGGCTCTGTTGCTGCAACAATAGGACCTAATGGATCACAGTTAGCATAACCAGAACTATAATTGTGATAACCTACCCAAGTAGTACCATTGTGGATCATAAGATCTACTTCGTCTACTATTGAGCTGTACCATAATGTACCATCTGCTGTTAAGCTAGTTGGTGCTGTTGTTGAAGCTGTATAAGTTAACTCTTTCCAATTTGAAGCAACCCAATCACTTGCAGTATCACCAGTTGGTGCAGTATACAAGTTACCTGTTCCTGTTGAGTTAACATAGTTAAACACACTAAATCCAGCAAGTGCTAATAAGCCACCTGTGTCTTTAATACGCATTTCGCCACCTAATTTGTGCGAAATAATAACTTGGTTACTAGCATTAACTAATGCAGTAACATTAACAAATCCTGCTGCGTTAATTTGTGTTGCTACAATATCTGCATCACTTGCTGCACCAGCAGTAGTTACTGAAATAGTTTTTGCACTATCTAATGCTAACGTAGCTGACTTTGACTCTTGTAAAGTAAATGCGTATGTACCTGCTGTTAAGTTAGTTGTAACTTTAGTGCCTGTAATTGTTGTTGCTCCAGTTGCTGCTCTAGTATAAATTTTACTATTAGCAATAATTGGTGTAACTTCTTCAGCATTAGTGTTTACATAAAGTGACCCTAATGCAATACCTGCGCCTCCACCTGATTTGTCTAAACCATAAATTGAAGCTTGGGCTGTATCATAAACTGGTGCTGTTACTGTTCCCCAAAGCTGTGTAGCACTTGAGTACTTTTTAACTTTATAGTTTGCTCCACCGTTTGGAGTAGTTGTTTTAATCCAAAGACTTCCTGTTGGTGCTGGTTCTGTATCAGTGCTCTTATACTGCGGTACACTTGTATGTGGTGCAATAGTAAGCTTAGGAGCTTCGTACGTAGCTGCTGTTATGCCTGCTACTGTAAGAATAGTACCTGTACCATTTGCAACTACAACGTCTACACCAGTTGAGAAAATTTCAAGTGTTCCGTCTACTGACGCTGCACTAATTCCTGCAATTGATGCTGTGTTAATATCACTAACTAAGCTAGCTACTGTTGTGCCAGCAAGTGTAACTGTTGAACTATTAATAACAACTGTGTTACCGTTTACATATGTTCCGTTAGCTACAGTGCCTTTAACAGATGCATGGCTAGCTTTCCAAGCTGTTGTTCCAACTTCAACCCATGATCCTGCCGCTCCTGCCGCGCTTGTGTGCCCTGGAGTTTTATACCAAAATCTATTAGTAGTAGTAGTCGAAGTAACTGCGTAATCTCCAATTGCTCCAATTGATGTTTTTGGTGCTCCGCTATCAACTTGTGTAGTTAATGTAAGCACTGTTGGTGTTTGGGATGAAAAGCTTTGTCCGCCTGTAACTGTTACTGCTGCGCCATTCCATTGTAAAATACCAAATTTAGTGTTAAGTGTATCAAACCAATGTGCTCCGTTAGCTGGATCGCCGCCTGGTGCTGATGCACTTGCT